GATATGCCGGGTTAGGCATTGTAAAGTCCTTCTTTTTAATCTGCTTCATAACACCTTGAAAGTCCTCGGTGCCCTTATCATCAACTAGGCAGACCTCGCCATCCAAGACAAAGTTACCTGGGATCTTTCGGACCTCATCAGCCACCCGGCCCAGTGTAGTGAACTCATGACCAGCACGAGAATAGAATGTAACACTATTGCCTTCCTTTCGGCAAGCGCACCTCACTCCGTCTAGCTTACGACTTCCATACCAAGTCTCACTGTCAAAGTCAGCATGCTTAGGCTCATATGATTGAGCAAGAGCAACAGAGAATGTTGGAATAGTGCCCGGAATAACATCATTGATTAGAGTTCCTGATGCCCTCATCTTCAGATCACCATCCAGGATAGCAAAGACCTGGTCACTCTCGGCTGAACCCAGCTGGGCAGTGAAGCCGTTGACTGCCGCAATAGCATCGTGACCAGTAATGTGGCGCTCATTTAGATCGTCCAACATACCCCACAAATCTGAATAGAGATCAATTGATAGGCTAGGATTCTTATCGGCCGTCTTTTTATGAACTCCAAACTTCTTATATGGATTGTATGTATATTCCATTGCCTTAATAATAAAGGCATCCCTAGAGTGATCTAAAAGGATCTGTTTTTTCTTAAGGCTGGAACTTGATCCCGCCATTAGGGAAGTAAATGTTACCAGGCGGCTTAGGCCTTCAGAATGTTCTTGTGCAATCATGTTTATTGGTTTGTCCATAGTTAAATATAACTAAAGTTTCTCAACTGGTACCACCTCAATGTTAAGGAATTGTTAAATCATCTGCATCCTTATTAAAAGGCTTGGAGTAGGTTGGACGGATCATCTTCCAGATGGCTTGAGAGTAGTCCTTGCCATCGTACATGGAGAAGAGAATGCCGGAATGCCGATAGTGCAAAGCTTCTTCAGCGTAAGCCTTTCTATCAGATGATAGAACTCTGTCCGTAATGTCAAAGAAGTAAGAACAGTAATCACGCTCGACGTTTCTGTAACGAACGATCAAGTCCCTGGCAGTTTCTTTAACCCAATCAAAGAACTCATCAGGAACCTTTTCCAACAGCTCGTCCAGCGGTTTAGCTGCACGAAGCTTTTCCCAGATGTCCAGGTTAGAAACGTTGGTGATGATCCGATGTAGCCTCACATACTCCTCAAACTTCACCTTCACTCGGAACCCATTGGAAAACCGGATGACGTAGCCTTCCCGGTTGGGTTCATTCTGTGACCTCAGGTGTTCCCAAGATTCTGTGATATTATATCCCTTTACCAGGTCAAAGTGGTTACCCAGATGTTCTTCTATGTCCTTGCGGGGTACCTCTCGGCCGTCAGCGGTAACGATAACTGACAAGAGGACCAGTTTCTCCTCGCTGCCGTAGTTGACCACGATCCGGTTTTCCGGGTAGATGATTTCGAACAGGTGAGTATGCCCGTAGGCCAAGTCACGGTAAGAGTGCTGTTGCAGCAGTTCCCACCCCCTGAGAGCTTGCTCGGAAGTGAAAGATCCGCGCGAGGCAAAGACCGGGTGGAGGTGACCGCCGTATGCGTACCAGAAGAAGATTCCCAAGGAACCGTCCATCTTCTCGTAGACTTCGAAAGGCAACTCTGGAATTTCTCCTGGGCCGTGTTCCGAAGCGTTGAAGAACTTGGCAAAAGGACGAGCCACGATATCACCATCGCCGTTAAGCACCAGGCCGCGGCACATGAGAGTTTCCGGAGTCCAGTGACTCTCGTACTGTGTCTTCTGGGAGTAGTTGTAGATCGTCAAGTCCAGGGCTGGGTGGACTTGTGAGATCAACCATCCTTCTTCAACCAACTGGTCCAGGCGTCCTTTAGTGATTTTAGTGTAGTGCATTTTCTTTACAGTTTAACTTCAAAGCGTTTTCTCATTGCATCCAACTTGTCTTCGGGTACTCCGTGAAGATTCTTTCCGCCATGACGGTTTTCTACGATCATTGAAACCACTCGGTAGTCAAGCTCTTCAGCCAGCATGTAGTAGGTTTCCATTTCCCACTCTTGAGTGAAAGTGTTGGAAACGATAACTGTTGGACGACCAGCTTTCATAGCCTCCATAGTTTTGTGTCTGCACCAGTTGTGCGCATCCTTGATTTTGGCCGGCTCAAATCGGTAAACATTGTTTGCATCAACGAAGAACATGTCGGCTTCGTAATGGCAAAGAGCACCTACAAATAGTTTAGCAACAGTTGATTTTCCTGAACCTGGCAGGCCACGGAGTAAAATTAGTGTGTTCATATTGTGGCTTATAGATAAGATGTGCTAAGTTCTTTAAGATGTGCAAGTAGGGTAGGATCATTTATCACATGAACCACTTTCATTGCTGCCTGCTTTCTAGGAATGATCACAGATTCTCTACCCTCACGATTTGTCCAAAATGAAAACTGCATATCGGCTCTCGGATTAAGTTGATACACATAACCTGCGTAGTCATCATTAGTCTTTGTCGGAGGTACCGAAACCCAATACACTACGTAAGAAGACCTAATCTTTGAAAGTTGATTAGTGCTTACTGCAAATGCATCTTTAAACAGGAGAGGGACTTGTGTTTTAACCTCAACATGTTTGCCGTTAACTAAAAGATCCTTTGCACCGTCAAATACATTTAATGACTCCTCGACGATGTGGCCTCGATCTCTAAGAAGCTTTGCAACTATCTTTTCTCCTAACAGACCAAGCAGGATCTTACGGTGACTTTGATCCATACTTATCGTTCAAGAATGACAATGTCTGTTAGGATAGGGTCTGCTTTACCTACTCTAACAATCTCAATCTCTGAAAATTTAATCTTGTCTATTAGGCAAGTACCAAATGGCGAGTACATATAGAAACTGATTACCGATGCGGTGATCTTTTCAACATTGGCACTTGAGTAGCGCATGCTCTTATTATCAACACTCAGACCATCGCCCGGCCGCATTCTGTCTTCAGTGTACCTGCTCATTTCAAAAATAGTTTTGCCTCCGCGACTAGTCGTGGTACGGTCAACTGTAAACTGGGTGCCTGGGATGAGTAGAGCATTTTTGATTTCCTTGTTTGTCATAATGGTTTGTTTGTTAGTTACTATTAAATATAACCAAAATTTCTTAGCTGGTACCGTGTTAATGTTAAGGAATTGTTAAATCATTCATACCGGTGAATTTCACTTAGTGTCACCAAGCTCATCACTTAACATCATGCTATGATAGGAGATAATCCCACCTGTCTTAAGTGCGTCTACTGCTAGAGCGACAGCATCGCAAACAGAGCACCACATTTCTCCACTTTCCCAAAGCCAAGTAAGGTACTCTATACAGAGGTTCATTTAGAGATCTCTAATTTAATCCTATCTATATGAGTACACTTTCGTCTAAAGCCAAAGCCGGCACATGTGCAACTCCATCTATTGGAGCTTACACTCACCTGATAAGAAGATCCCGTACTGCCAAGCACCTGCCAGGTCTTACCGTCCTTTACCTTTGGCCCAGCACTCTCGCTAGGCTGCCATCTATTCCACCTTGATTCTACATCGCCAACTGTCACATCACCTGAGATAATGTACCAACCTCCTCCTGGATAAACGGCCCATCTACCAGTCGGCAGGTCCAGGATGCTTGGGTGAAGAAGACTTGTATGTAGTGGGATTTCTCCCAGAGTTTCTCGTGTGATCATGCTGCAACTACAGATTCGTTAACCCACATATTAATGAGTTCTGGTGCCTCGCGATGAATAAACTCCAGCTCTTCCTCTAATAGTGTGCGACTTAACCCAGGCTCATAGACAAACTTTCCCTTCATAAAGTAGGCATCCACATAGTCAGGAGCATCTCTATGATCCAGGTCAACTAATTGGTCCAGGATAACCCTGCCAGAATGGAGGGCAGTGAACAGTTTAACACGAGTGGCAAGTTCATAGATGCGGTACAGCGGATTATAGGGATCACCTTGCCCACAGAGCTCTGCATTAGTCAGAAGCCCGCCTACATAAGCCGCAATACGAATATCTGTTGAGAAACCGTGGTATGGGTGAATGTCATCGGCAAGTGTAAATCCGTTGGTAGGACTATCAATGTCAAGCTCAATAAGACGAGAGATCATTTCAAATTGACTCATATAGGATGAGCCTTTGTTCTCGCGTATAATCTCTTTAATTTTAAGAAGTGTTACATTCATGGTGGTATGGTTTAGTTTGTTGATAGTTAAATATAACTAAAATTTTCCAACCAGTACCGCCTCAATGTTAAGGAATTGTTAAATCATTCATTGGCTTCTTTTTCATGCTTAGCCCTTCCAATTGCGGCCAACTTATCAATGATTCCATCGTCTCCCTGGTTAACAATCTTCACCAAGCGCCATTTGCTTATCACAAGCAGCATAACGAGAGTGCCTAGATAGTGTACCCAACTGCTAAATATAAATTCAAGTACTTCTTTCATTTGATCTCTATTCTTATCTTATTTAGTTCATTACACTTTTCAAATTCATCGCGATCAGCAAAGTGCTGAATAATCCGGTCCATAGTTGCTAATTTAGACTCAAGTGGTAGGTTAAGTCCAATTACCTGTTCAGGATAGGAGATCATTGACTCATAGCACATATCCATGTAGTATGAAAAGTTTCTCCGCTGGATTTCATCCAACAACCTATGTATCTTATCACTACCCTCGTCTTTCATTTATATGATCTCTTACCTTTCCTAATGCGCGTACCTCTTCGTCCGTTAGATCGCTAGGAATCTTAACTAGGGTTGTCACGTAGAGATCACTCCTTTCGTCTGTCTTACCCATCACTGGCCAACCCTTTCCCTTCATTCTAAGGTGCTGTCCGTTTTGTGTTCCCGGCGGCACCGTAAAGCGGTATGACTTGTCAAAGACCTTGACTTGTGTCTCAATTCCCAGCATCATGTCAAGAGCATCAAGCTGGGCTATGGTATGAAGGCCTGCATTGTCAAGGAAGAAGTTCGTGCTGTCAGTAACTGTCACCTCAACAATAAGATCACCGTTAGTGTCTTCTGAACCATGGCCTCGCTGCCCATGACCCTTAATTCTTAGTCTTTGTCCTGTCTTAACACCAGCCGGGATTGAGATCTCTACTGACTTAAGACCAATGTTAATCTGTTTCTTTATGCCATGATAGGCATCACTAATAGGTATGTTAATTGATGCTTGTACGTCACGCCCCTTTGTATTACTGAATTGCTGATTGAATGCATTGGACCAACCTCGTTCCTGCATCATTTGTTCAAAGACACTAGAGTATGAACCAAAGTCAAAGCCTCCACCAAACGGATCACTGGTCTGCTTTCTCTTTGGGTTAGTCAACTGATCATATGCATCGGCAATCTCCTTGAACTTAGCCTCGTCTCCACCCGGCTTATCAGGATGATATTGAACAGCAAGTTTGCGGTACGCCTTCTTAAGCTCTTCATCAGTAGCATCACGTTCAACACCTAGAACATTATAGGGATTTCTCATTTTACAAATACTTGGATAAGAACAATTCCAGCTGATAGGCCAAGGCAGAGTGCATTCTTTAAGTTAAGACTCTCCTCTCTAAAGATAAGAGTCATTATAAAAAAGATGATCATCCCT